CAGGCTGAATGAGCACTGGCGAAGGCATATTCATAGTGGTCGGCATTACGTTTCTGGTAAGGCTATCGCTGGGGCTGATGATCAAAGTGTTTTGAGAGCAGGAGAATGACAGACCGTGACCGGACCGAACTTGAAGATGAAATCCTTGATCTGGCGCTTCAGTGGATCGATGCACGGTATGCTGTTGAAGAGGCGCTTCATCAGACAGGAATTCACCCGCAAGATTAGAGCATTGAAGAAAGAGCGAAGAGGCGGGAAAGTTGAAAAAGACCAACAAAAATGAAGGGTCGCCACAGACGGGAATCGTTCCTAATCCGTTCCGTTTTAACTGGACTGAATCGCGAACACAGGCAGCGATCTTATTGGCTGAAGGTAGAACCCAACAGGAGACAGCCAAAGAACTTGAAATCACTGACAGAGTAATTCGTAAATGGCTAGCGGAGCCTGAGTTTGCGGCGGAAGTTGACCGACTATCTCTCATGGTTGGTATAGCCGGCCGCGCTGAACGTCTTCGGTTGGCAATGCGCGTAGTTAGGGAAAAGACGCGGAACGGCGCACCCGAGACAGAAAAAGACTTACTTGAATGGTTGAAGTTCGCACAGAGCGAAACCGATGGCATCAAACTTAACATTGCCGGCCAACTTGCCGCCGTCTCTACGGCTGAGACATCTGTGGCCGATTCAGGACCAGATCGAGATAGCCTCACAAGCGAGTCAATCCAGTAAGCCCGCGCTCGAAAAGTATCAGGCCCGCCCGCAAGCTTACGCAAAAGACATACTCGGTGTAACCCTTACTCCCGATCAAGACGAGATGCTGCAAAGCATTCTCGAGAATCGCTACACGCTCGTCAAAGCATCGCACGCGGTAGGAAAGACGTTCACGGCAGCAGTAGCAGAGTCGTGGTGGTTTGATTGCTGGTCTCAGCATATCGGATATATCACCGCGCCGACGTGGGAACAGTCATTCGGGCTGACATTCAAACAATTAAAGTCGTTGCGAAGGTCAAAGAGTCTGCCCGGCGTAATACTCGAGCGGATAATTCGCGATGCCGACAAGATGCGCGAGGGCGATCACTACGTCCGGGCTCTGAATGCAGAAAAGGGTGAAGGATTTCAGGGCGAGCACTCGGCGCCGATTCTAATTGTGATCGAAGAAGGCGTCGGCGTTCCTAAGTATATCTGGGACGCAATCGGCGGGCTGATGACAAACCCTCTATGTCGAGTCTTCGCGATCGGCAATCCCACAGATGAAGCGACAGAGTTTGGCCTTGCCTCAGAGTCCTCGCTTTATCACACGATGAGCATCTCAGCTCTAAACCATCCCAACATTCAGGCCGAACTGAAAGGCGAAAAACCGCCGTTCCCCGATGCCGTCAGATTGCTATGGCTCAAAGAGATGCTCGAGAAGGAGTGCGAGCGAGTCGACATCCCATCAGAAGAATCGTTCCCGTTCGTCGCTTTGCCTGAGATTGAAAAGGCGCTACAGGGACAACCGGCGAACGACGGTGCTCAGTGGCACTACATGCCCACAGCATACTTTCAGGGACGTGTATTAGGTGAATTCCCAACACAGGCAGATCAGCAAGTGATTCCTAAATCATGGTTGAAGTTTCAGCCGCGTCTCGAGCCTGCTGATACAGGCATTCCCGAGCTCGGTTGCGACGTAGCGAGGTTTGGAGACGATCGCACAACAATCTTTGTACGCCGCGGCCCCTGTCTATTGAAGGGTCGCGAGATACGCAAGATGGACACGGTTGAAGTTGCGACGGCTTGCAGAGACGAGGCGATTGAGGCGGCACGAGACTTCAAGCCAAACGCTTCGAAGGAAGAACAGGAGAGACTCGCAAAGACGTTTCGAATCAAGGTTGATGTGAGTGGCGGTTTAGGTACCGGGCCGGCTGATTTGCTGAGAAGTTGGGGCTATAAAGCCGTCGACGTGAATTCCTCAAGAGAAGCAAAAGATAAAGAGCAGTACAAGAATGTGCGGTCTGAGTTGTGGTTTGAGCAGCGCGAGCGCGCACGAACAAAGAGACTCGACATGTCCCGACTCAGGAAAGACATTCGCGAGCGTCTTGAGCGCGAGTTGTCAGCACCAAAGTACAAAGCGCCGGGGCAAAAGGTGGTTGAAGATAAAGCGCAGATGAAAGCGCGACTCGGATACTCACCTGACCTCGCGGATGGAGCAAACCTTACTTTCTACAATCCAAAGACAGGCGGACAGGTTCAGGTAATGGGAAGGATACTAGGGTAAACAGGTGAGGAAGTTAGTTCGAGTGGAGTGGTTGCGATCTGGCCACAGTCGGGACAAGTGGCCATTACTTGCGAAGCGGTAATCTTGATCTGATCGAAGTGTTGCGACGTGACAAGAGCACGAGACGCCGACCCGCTTGGCAATCTGTGACTGTGATAGACCGAGCGATTGTCGGATCTGGAGTAGCTTCGCAGCTAAATGTTTTGGTCGCGGTCTGGAGTGTCCCATAGCGGCTACTCCAGCAAGCCAAGTTCTCGGAGTTTGGCTTCCTGCTCGGTTGAGAGCGTGCCCGCGACCGCGAGCATATAGACCTTGCGCCCTGCATCCCGAAAGTTTGTGTGAGGCATGAGAACCTCAATCGCCCTATCTAATCCAGCAATTGCCTCGGCAATGTTTTCGGGAGTGCCCTGTATCAGTTCTTTAACGGAATGAAGATGCTGGGCCAAAATGAACGCTAGGATCGGATATTCTGTATATGCCGCAAAAACGATGTTCCAGTCTTCGCGGTCAAGGGGCGGACTCTCAGAGTCCGTGTTAGGATTGTTGTGCATAGTCGATTCCTCTTTCTTAACCGGATCAGGAGTCGATTGTGTAAGGGTCGGCAAGTGCTACAACACTTGTCGGCCCGCTCGTTTATGCGGGTCACTATAGGCGCAAGGTCTTCGCTTGTCAACGAATCTGTGGGAGAACTCCCATAGTTTTGCAGAATGCTATAATTGGGCCATGAAAATCATCGGCACGGCAGAAGCGGCGCGTAGGTTGGGAGTGACGCAGAACCGCGTGCTGGCGCTGATCGCTGCCAAGCGGTTGAAGGCTACAAAGGTTGGAAACGCTTGGATGATCGATCCGAAAGACCTTGATGCCGTGAAGGATCGAAAAGTGGGAAGGCCTCGCAAGGCACGCAAGAGCAGCAAGCGATAAATCACGACAATTTCCGCTAATACTTTCGTCGCCTGTAAAAGACAGGTACGTGATAGTCTGGTTTGCCGATACTGGAGGGCTCCAGCAATAACCGCATGGTGATACTTGCTAAGATAGGGTAAGGTGATCAAGAATTCTGTTGCTCTCCGAACTTTTACACCCGATGCGGAGGTGAATGAAATGAGAGAGTTACAGGAACCTCAAATGCAGAATCAAAGACAATGGACTGACGAAGACATACGCCGAGCGAGACTCACCGAGCCACCTTCTCCGTGCTCGTACATTAGTCCTGCTGGGGCTTACGTCTTGGGCCTACATCCCGGGGACGTTCTTAGTGCTGAACCCAAATTCGACTTCAACTTGTCGGAACTTCCTCAAGACCGGAACTAGCTTTCTCAGCTGTGGATCAAAATAATCTTTGAGCATCGACGGGCGCGGGTGTCCTAGGTATAGCTGCGGATTTGCCGCAATAGGCGGAGACACTACTGCTAATTCTTCAGGGTGCGTGACCGTCTGAATAATACAAGGAACGTGCTTTATGCCTAGATCGCGCAACGCATACGCTCGATGACTGCCGTTGTTCAGTACGAGTCGATTGTTAACGTGAACAGCGTTTAAGTAGTTCGAACCAAAACCTACGACTATTCCAATAACACCTCCCGCTGGCCCTTGGGGCTCGTATCCCACAATCTGACTCGCGTCCACTTCAATCGACTCCAAAAAACGCAGATCGTCCGAGGGCGAAACAAACACAAAGGAATTAGGCCCAGTACGCATCCTGCGCAACTGCGGTTGATGGTGATCGAGCGGCAAGCAAACGTCGAAAATGTCTCTAGCCGACGGCGTTACCCCCAGTCGCGCTTTTAGTTCTGCGGAATATGTCGTGTTGATATGTTTTTGAAATACGACCAACTGGTCAAGCTCAATCATTGCCACGCTGACGGGAACAAGTTCGAACGATCTCTTAAACGGACCAGCATTCATTAACTGTTCGGCTAACGGTTTTAGCTCGTCGGGCAACGGCAAGATATTAGGACTGTTCGCAGCTCCAGCTTCCTCATTTTCCAGCTGGAGAATCCGTTGATTAGCGGCACGCCACTCATCTGAAAGCGTTCCTAAATTAACGGTAGCCCCGTCTGCGGCGTTCTGTTTAACGAAACCCAGGTACTCCCCCAGTGGGGGACGACCCGAGAGGAATACCCACTCGTCTTGAGGCGGTTGCGGTTGGGTAGCTTGTGCAGGAATCACCATCTTATTTTCTCCTTGCTTTGGACAGCAGCACACAAGCAGAGTCCGGCGGGAGCGAAATCCGGTCCGGCGGGAATGTGGCTAGCCTTTAAACATTTCGAAAAATCGTTGTGTAACCCTTGTGGTTTCACCATTTGCGAACACCGCCAAAATTGACAGGCTAGCCACATTCCCGCCGGACCGGATTTCGCTCCCGCCGGACTCTGCTTGTGTGCTAAAATTTCAAAAAATGAGCGCCGTGGATTCACACCCACGACAACCATAAAGCGCCACCTCTGAGACCCCTGATCCGGTCGAAAAGATTTCGGGGTCTCGGAGGCGGCTCTGCAAGTTTCGACCTTACGTCCACTGGCGGCTTAATGATTGACAGGGGTGATACGCTGTTAAAAAGGCAAAAGCCGCATCGATACCTCGGATGCGGCTGAAACAGAACCTCACGGCTCTTAAGTTGATTGGAATATATCAGCTTGGGAGTTGCCATGTCTACATTGACGTTCTTTGCCTCAGCCAAATATAATCCGCTCGCCCTTGCCATCCTCCGTATATCGAGGCTTCTTCATCTGAGCACTGAAAAGAACGAACATGTTAGCTACGTTTATAAGTTGAGCGATGGCCCACTTGAGATAGATGTATTC